TACCATTAATCATAGAATCTAAAGCAGAGGAAGTTAAAGAAATAAATGGCAAAGAAAAAGGGTAATTTATATGGAAAGGTAATTATATATGAGAGAACATATAAAGGTACATCCATTGGTAGACGACCAATTACATCGTCAATGAATAAAAACCGCAAAAGAAATTTCAAAAAATATAGAGGACAGGGTAAATGATTAAAAGATCAAACTTCTATCCTAATGGAGAGTTTATACCTTATCAAATGCCACAAGATTTTAGACCATCACAGGGCAGAGGTTCATGTGGTAATTGTGGTATGTTTTCTCAAAAAAGAATGTTCTGTGGTATCTTCAGAACTCAGGGAGTCAAAGATACTTATGTTTGTAATAAATGGCGACCAAGAAGAATTAAAAGATAATGTGCAAGTATTTAGTATTGTTATTATTATCTTTTGAGGGAGAAGTTATCAAAGAGAAATTAGAATTTACTAGACCAATGAGTGCTTTGGAATGTATGGATTTTGGTTCAGATCACAGAGAACAAATATCTACTTATGATGATAAAAGAAACACATGGATCTTAAATGATGGTCGTGGCACATTTCAAGGTTTTATTTGTATGTGATGTATGATAATGACAAATTATGTCATTACATGGAAAAAGAAAACTTAATAAACCTTTTAGAACACCATCAGCTTCAAAGAAGTTTGGTGTATTTGTAAGAAACAGAAAAACAGGCAGAGTACAAATAGTAAGATTTGGCTCGAAAAGGTTATCAATTAAAAAAAATATACCAAGTAGGCAGAGATCATTTATGAAAAGGTTTGCACCTATCTTGGCTAAAGCTAAACGATCAGGAAAACAGTTAAATTTACAACCTGTTTTTTGGGCGGTAAAAAGTTGGAGAAAAGGATTTAAGATATGAGTAAAAAAGACGATACAATTAGAGTCAGTTCAGAGTCTAAACTACAATTACCTTTAGCAAACTTAATAGGAATAATATTAGTAGTATCAGGAGCAGTATTTGGTTATGCGAATCTCACAGGTAGGATTGGAGCATTAGAGACAGCAGATACTTTAATGGAAAGTGACCTGTTAAAAAAAGCACAACAAGAACCAAAGAATTTAGAAATGTATATGTTAATAGAACATTTAGCATCTCAAATAGAATCTATTGAAAAAGAGATTGAAGCTAGTAGATACAACAAAGTAAATATAGATCATTTAAAAGAACAAGTAGATAATATAAATAAACAAATAGAAAAATTAAGAAATGGTAATCACTAATGGAAACTATAATAGCTTTATTGATGTTTGTAGGTGTAGATCAAAAACTTGTTGAGATGACTTGGACTCCAAGCATAAGCAAATGTTTGGAAAAGAAAAGAATAGCAACTAGAAACAGCAACGCAGTATATATGTGTTCTAAAGTAAAAGCTGAATTAGATGCAGATAACAAAATATTAAGGATAGAAAAATTAAAGTAATTTATGATTGACGAAGACAGGACATACGAAAACGAAATAAGATTTAACAATGATAGATTGGGTGTTAAAAAGGATAGAAGTAATTACAAGGGCAATATTCCATTGGACTTGGAGAGTTCAAACGCACCGAAGAATAAAAAGGAAAAAGTAAATGGAATTTGTGCTGACAATGATAATATGTGCATTTGTAGAGGGTAAAACTACTTGTATGCCACCACACCTTATTGAAGAAACTTATTCAGATGGTTATAGTTGTATGCTTGATGGTTATAAAAAGTCATACGATAAAATTGTTGAAGTTGGGAGAGATGATGTTAATAAATTTAATATCTATATAAAGTTTGGCTGTAATGAAAATAACTCTAACAAAACCACAACATCGTATATCATCATCCAATAAAAGATTTAGAGTTTTAATATCAGGTAGAAGATTTGGTAAGACATATCTTGCTATAACTGAAATGATGAAATACGCATCAAAGCCCAATCAAAGGATATGGTATGTTGCACCAACATTAAAGATGGCTAAAGATATTTGTTGGAGTCAATTAAAAGAAGTTCTTAATCAGTTTAATTGGATAGAAGATGTAAATGAAACAACTCTTACAATAACTATCAGAAAAACAAATAGTACAATATCTTTAAAATCTGCTGATTTACCTGATACTCTTAGAGGTACAGGTTTGAACTTTTTAATATTAGATGAGTTTGCAGACATAGATAAAAGGACTTGGTTTGAGGTACTAAGAGCATCTATATCAGATACACTTGGTAGTGTGCTTATGTGTGGAACACCTAAAGGTTATGGAAATTGGTCATACGAAATGTTTGTAAAAGGTAAGACCGACCCTGAGTGGGATAGTTTTCAATATACTACTTTACAAGGTGGTATGGTATCAGAGAAAGAATTAGATCAGGCTAGATTAGACTTAGATCAAAGAACATTTAGACAAGAGTTTGAGGGTACATTTGAAAATTATGCTGGTGCTATCTATTATAACTTCCATCCAATAGACTCAGTAGTAAATAAACCTATTGATTACAGAAAACCTTTTTTTATTGGGATGGACTTCAATACATCTCCAATGTCAGCTTGTGTTGGTCAGATAGAAAAAGATAAGATTTATATTGTAGATGAAATAGTTATTTATGGCTCTAATACTGATGAAATGTGTGAAGAAATAAGAAATAGATATGGTTATAAGATACCAATAACTATATTTCCTGACCCAGCCTGTAAGCAAAGAAAAACATCTGCTGGTGGAAGAACAGATTTATCTATTCTACAAAATGCTGGTTTTATAATTAAAGTTAAAAGCAGACATCCAGCAGTTAGAGATAGAATCAATGCAGTAAATTCAAAACTTAAAGATAGTAAAGGTAATCGTCACATTTTTGTTTCCAATTCTTGTAAATTTATTATAAAAGGATTACAAAGACAGACTTATCGAGAAGATACTAATATTCCTGATAAGGAGTCAGGATTCGACCATCTAAACGATGCTTTAGGTTATATGATTGATTACTTAAAACCTTTAGTTGTTGAGATGCCTAAGTCGAAACCTACAAGATGGATAATGAAATAGATTATGGCATATACAAGAGACCAAGCATTTGAGACCCACAAAGACTATAAAGAAAATGTAAATCAATGGGAATATTTTATAAGATCATATAATGGTGGTTACGATTACACAATCGGACAATACTTAAACAGATATAATTTAGAATTAGATGTAGAGTACAATCAAAGACTTGGTAATACACCATGCGATAATCATTGTAAAAACATCATACAAATATACTCATCATTTTTATTTAGAGTAAAAGCATCAAGAGATTTTGGTGCTATGGCAGATGAGCCTAGTTTAGAATCATTCTTAAAAGACGCAGACTTAGATGGAAACCATTTTGACTCTGTTATGAAACAGGCTCAGAATTATGCTTCTATTTATGGTCATTGTTTTTTAGTTTTAGATAAACCAAAGGTAACAACAAACACAAGAGCAGAAGAATTAGAACAAGAGATTAGACCATACATATCAATATTAACACCTGAGAATGTTTTAGATTGGAATTTCAAAAGAGAAATAAATGGTAAATACACACTAGATTATCTTAAAGTAAGAGAAGAAGTAGATAAGGATGGGGGAACTTACTTTAGATTATGGTATCTTGATCGGATTGAAACTGTTTATGCAAAGTCTGACAGAGACGAGCCGACATTAATAGATACTGCCGATAATCTGATTGGCAAGATACCAGCAGTTATCTTATACAATTCCAAATCGCACAAAAAAGGGATTGGTCAATCAGACCTTACAGACATAGCTGATTTACAGAAAGCTATCTACAACGAGTTATCAGAAGTAGAACAGCTTATCAGATTGACAAATCATCCTAGTCTAGTTAAGACCCCATCGGTAAATGCTAGTGCTGGTGCTGGTGCTGTAATTGAAATGCCTGAAGAATTAGAGCCGAACTTAAAACCATACTTACTTCAACCATCAGGGCAAAACTTACAAGCAATTATGGAGTCTATAAATAACAAAGTAAATGCTATAAACAGAATTGCACACACAGGAGCAGTAAGAACTACAAAACAAGCAGTATCATCAGGAATAGCTTTACAAACAGAATTTGAATTACTTAATGCAAGACTATCAGAAAAAGCAGACAATCTACAAATAGCAGAAGAACAAATATTTAGATTATATGCACTATTTCAAAATGCTACATTTGATGGAGAGATAAACTATCCTGATTCA